CTTCCTAATTATCATACAAGAAAATAATATATGACATTCCAAGAAGCGCATAAAAACGGAAACTTAGGTTTAGTTACAAGAAGAGGTTTAACAGAAGATGAATTAAGAACCAGATTAAGGTTTTACTTTTTTAACGAAGAAATTGATAAAATCATTAATTCTGTAAAATTTGTAGAATGTTGGACTGATGGACAAATTGCAATTATATGTAATTCAAATAGTGAAGAATTGCGTTTTGTTGCAGTAGCAGATGGTAATTATATGAAACTTATAGAGCCATGAAACTAAGATTTCTTAGGAAAGGAGTGAAGCGAAATGATAACGGAAAATACACGAAAACAGTTAGCAGATTACAGAAAGCGTGGAAAGAAACTCAAATACCTTATCAATTATCTTATGGGATTAGTTGTAGACGAAGATGATTTTGAAAGAATTATCTTGAGAGAAATGAAAGCTCTTGCATTCAACGAGGATGAAATTGTTGAATGTCTGGAATATAATTTCGGATTAGATATGAGTTGGCATCCAATGAGTGTAAATTATAAAAAAGGAGAAAAAATAATGGAACAATACATTAAAGAAATTGAACAAATTGCAGCTAAATGCACAGAAAGTCAATCTGATGGATATTCACAAATTATGAGAATTTGTGATGCAATAAGAGAAGAACAGAAATATTGTTTAGGATGTATTTCTAAAGAAGAGATTGCATCACCTCAATTTGGTTAGGCTTGAAGCTAAGATCTTGATATGATTGGAGGCTGATTTTAAATGATTGTAGAAGAATTGTATAATTTAATGGAAAAGAAAAGTGATGAATATACATATTGGAGTTTTACAGTTTATGTGGATGGAATCAATAATAATATTTTAGCTTATGCAAATGATCATTATGATGTAGAGGGTAGTAACAAAATTAATACACCATATGGTGTCAAGGATTTATTCAAACATGAAGTCATTTCATTTTATCCGTCTTGTGATGGAGTTAGCGTAAAAATTCACAAATTTCATGGGATGAAATATATTAAACTCCAATCTTATAAAGATGAAAATGGAATAGAACGTTTTAAAGATGTGATAGAAATATGGAAATAATAAAATAATGCAACCGCAAGGCAGTTAGGAGAATAAATACCTAGCTGCCTATTTTATTACAAGGAGGAATGCAAAATGTTAAAAGTAAATGACAAAGTGAAAGTGCATATGTACGACACATACAACAGAGAGATTAAAACACGGAATTATGGAACTGTATTTACAGTGAAAGAAGTAAACGGAAAACTTGGTATTGATTGGAATACAGAGAAGTCACCGACAACTTGTGATGGTGAAGTATTCACACCATTTGAAACATTTTCATATTCAGTAATTTTTGAGAATGTAGAAAATGGAAAGAAGTACCATTGGAGCAATGCGGAAAACGGAATTGTAGAGGAGGTTTAATATGAGCAGATGGTTATATGATCCTGAAACGGATTCACGGAATGGAAAAGAGTTTACATATAACTCACCAATACATGAGAACGATACATTATTCAGTGGTTTCTCATATAGAGAAATTATGGATGTTGTAATTGCAAATTATGGTCACGACATTACAGAAGAACAGTTTGACAAGGCACTCAAAGAGTTTATGGATATGCGAATTGAGGATATGAAAGAGAACTTAATGATGTGTAAAACGAATATGTTAAAGGAAATTAGAAAGGCAGGTTGATTAGTATGAGAGAAATTAAAGTTCAGTTATATAGAGGCGAAGATGATAATTATGTTGAGCTTTGGAAAACAGTTGAAGAAATCGAAGGAAAGCACAGATATTATGGAAGATACACATTTGGAAATGAGGGAACTTGGTATTCAGTATGTGATCCGCTTGGCTACTGTGAATTAAATGCACCGATGGCAGATGATGTAATGTTTATTTGCTGTGATGAAAATGGAAATGAAGTAATCAGATATTCAAATGCTGATGGAAATAAACTTCCGAAATTTGAAACAGTAATCAAAAGAGAATGGAATAAGGTAAAAGAAAAGCTTCAGCATAACACAGAAGATTTGACTAAAAACTTTTGGGCTGAGTGCTGGAACGGAGACACTACAATGAAAATAAATCAGTGGTTGTTATCTTATAAAGATCCAGACTTATATCCTGAAAAGGCAAAAGATTATGATGAAAACTGGACAAATTGTTGGGCAGAAAAAGAAATTGGATATGAACCTATTCCAGATACAGAATTTGAGTATTTAGGTCATAAATATCAGTTCACAAAGGTAAAACATAAACATGAATACTGTGGTGTTGAGTGGTACGAATTTGTATGTACCGATTCTCCTTATGTAATGCAGGATACACCTTGGGTAAAAGATAGGGCATGGATTCAGTCTTATATGTATCTTGGAAATTGGTTCAATGATAAGACTTATGGAACAATGTATGATCAAAGAACAGCAAGAGAAAGGGTAGTTGCAGCACTTATTAAAAAGTTCCCTATGAAAGAGAAATGGGACAAGTTACTTTATGTAAAGAAGAGAACTGGAAATGAATTTTATAATTGTGATTGCTGTTATGAAAAGTCATATTCCGATATGGCAGATGTACTTATTAACAGAAATTATCACAGAAAAGATGTTGACCATCTTTGTAAGTTCATTAACAAGGAAACAGAAGGAATTGTATTTGCAAGCAATAGAGGTAATAAGTACACAATCAGACAGATTTATCCAGATATTTATGACTATGATAATTGTTTGATATAAGAAATGAGGTGACTGATATGCAGGTCATAGATAAAGTTGTTACACCAGACGGAATAGAAATTGAGCTTAGAGATCTAAGTGGTGAACACAAACTACCAGATTATAACGGAATGGAAATTGTCTTCCGTACAATTGCAAAGAAAACATTTCCACCAAACAAAGGATGGTATGCACAGAAAGGAAAAGAATTTCATTCATGTATTTGTTACTATAAAAATTATACATCAGATATGTTGAAAGCAGATTATGAGGAGCTAAAAAATGGTACAAAAACTCTTGCAGATTTGAAATCATATTTCTGGAATGGTAAGAGAGACAGTTATGTACTTGGATTAGAAGGAAGTGAGAATTATGCAGAAAACATTAATGGAAATGCTGATTGAAGCAGGTTATCCGAAAGAAGAAATGTATCATCCTTCGTATGGATCTGATTTATATGTATATGTAATACCACTCACAACAAAAGTAATTGAGGAATGGTGCAAAATACATAATTATAGAATGGCTTGGCATTGTCCTACATTCAAAGATCAGATAACAGGCAAAATGATGTATGATTGTGCATTTCAGTGGTATGAAAATTAACAGATAGGAGCGTGATTATATGGCGAAACATATTATTGATAAAGACAATACATTAAAAGCGTTGGGAAGCATTAACACATTATTATCTCAATCGTTACAGATAATTAAAAAGGTAAACGAAGATGAACAATGGGATTTTTGTACAGATGATGTTTTGGCAAGACGAGTCAATGCTGCTGAAAGATTAATAAAAGAAATATCTGACATTGTATTTCAGAATAATTAAGCACAGGAAATTGTAATTTCCAAAGGAGAGTGATCAAAGTGAAAATAATAAAATGCTATGAAGATTATGTAAAGTTACGCAAAGAGTTAAAGTCAAAACAATATGATTTAATGAATGATAGTATCGGACAATACAATACAGATGAATACAGCGTAGATATTACATTAAGAGATTATGATGGAAGCTGGTGTATTGATTATGATGTGTACAAGCCAAATGGAAATCCAAACTATCTTGATGGTGGCAAGGTATGTGATGTATCTAAAATGCCATTAACAGACAAAGGATTTTGGAAGCTGATTAAAAAGAAATTTGAAGAACATATAAAATAAAGGAGGTATACACATGAGAATTGTAACGGTTCGGATTGAGGATAATACAGAAAAAATAGAAAATGTAAAGCAATTAGAAAAATGTAGAAATGAGGTAATTGAAAATATTTCAGACAAAATAGATGAATTACAAGAAGAAGGTTTTATGCAAATATTAGCATATATTAAATGTGCAACGGAAGATTATCTTGGAATAGTGGGTGAAACAACGAAAATAAATAATGTGAGTTGGTTAAAAAATAAACTTGATGTATCCAACTTAACACGTTCGGTTAGGATATGTGCTGATAATAGTGGTGTTTTTATTGACTTTAATTATACAGGAACGCCAGAATGTAAGAACACTCCACCTAGAATGAAGGCTGATTTTGTAAATGGTAATATCATTATTTCTACATCAACTAGAAAAGGAATATGTGATTTGATGCTTCGTTGGGATACTATAAAACCAGAATTTCAGAATAAGATTAATGAAGTATATGAGAGAAAAAGTAAAAATATTAAAAATGATGTAGATGAATTACAGTTTTTATTAAGAGTTGCAGAAAATTTTAAAGCTTAATACAGAGAATAATAAGGCAGACGCAAACAAATGTGTCTGTCTTATTTATTAGGAAGGATGTGAATACAAAAAATGAGTAAAGAGTATTACACGATTGTACGGAAGTATTATGGTCTTCCTGATTATTTGAGCACAGATTTATCAGAAGAAGAAGATTGTTTTTCTTTTGATACAGAATACGAAGCCAATAAATGTTTAAGAGATATATTTGCAAATGGTGAATGGATGGAAGATGAAAAATATGGAAAGGTAAGATATTACGTAGAAAGGAGAACAGAATGAACGGATATGAATATATTTGTGGAACATCAGCACGGTTTAGAAAGAAGTTTCCGAACTTGTATGAACGGAAAGAAAAGAAGCCTGTGTTCATTGATTCAAGTTTGTTGGATAAGATTGAAGATATTCCAGACGAGATCAAGACAGAACTAATAGGCAAATCAAGAATATCACGGATGAACAGAGAAGACTTTGCAATCAATACAGAAGATGAAAACGGATATAAATATTATCTTGATATTGATTGTAGCTGCTATGACTTCTATAAAAATGACAAGTTAGTTTATTCAGTGTTACATGTAGATGGTGTAAGGTGGAATGTATATAAGGCAAATATCTATGATGATTATGAAGATTTGCCTGTAAAGTCTGGCAGTTTAAATTGGAGCGAAAACCTAAATTTTAAGTTGGGTAGAATTGACATTAGTGCTTATGAAAGTGAGGTTGATTGATATGGAAGTTGTTACAAGAGAATACAAAGTATATAACTTTTCTGAATTATCAGAAGATGCAAAAGAAAAAGCAAAACAGTGGTATTTAGATGACGATTTTAGACCACAGGAATTTGAAAATATCTATACTGAAGATTTGCATTATCTATTTAATAATAGTGATTTGAAGATGCAGTTTTCATTATCTTACTGTCAGGGAGATGGATTAAACATCTACGGAAAACTTGATTTGATGGATGTGTTTGCAGCTATAAGAGATACGGATCATAGTGGAGAGCAGTTTAAACAGTATAAAGATTTATTCTCAGAACACGAGCAGAAAACTATTGAAGCATATATGGAGGTTTGTGGAAGAGAGATTGAGCTGCCATACAACAGACATTATTGTTATTGCATAGACGATAGAGTTGATTTTGCTGATGAGTGGATTGAAATATTAGAATATTGCAGATATAAAAATATTCAAATTGACACTATCAGAAAAATGGAAAAACTGGTTGGAACGATGTTTGAGAATTTATCTGCTACATATGAAAAATATGGATATGATTATTTTTACAATGCAGATGATGAAGTTGTAAATGAGACGTGTGAAGCAAATGGATGGAGATTCTTAGAAGATGGAACATTCTTTGCGGAATAAAACCAAAGGAAAGAACTGTTTCTTAAAGAGAAAGTGAGGGAGCGAATATGGAAAAAGATTTTGAGATTGATTATAGAGATGAACAGATAAAGGATTTAAAAGAAGCATTAGCAGGAACTAAAAGAGAGATAGGTTATTTTAATCCATCAAAAGGTAAATGGGAAATAAATTATTCCTCGATTCTAACAAAGTTAATTCAAGAAGCTGGTCGCTGGTGTGAACATTATGCAAGTGATTTGTTTGTTACATGGAAGTATAACATTGATAAAAAGTTGGATGACGGAACTATGGATACGGATCAGCTTGTATTCGGATTTAAAAAAGATGGTGTAGATCATAAAGAATGGTATGAATTGCATAAGAATGACACAGGCAGATATAGAGCGGTGTGGTTCTTAGATGTAACAGTTAATGATGGGAAAATGGAAATGGTGTTACACAAATAAGGGAGAGTGATTAAGATGTATCAGCACATAGAATTTATTGATGGTAGCAATCCTTATATTAGCAAAACGGAAAAGGATTTCAAATGGATGTGTGAACATTATGTTCTCATTCCGATTGCAGAAAATTTCTGGAAGGCAACCGATAGAATTTATTATAAAGTGGTTGGATTTGCAGATAAGAATGAGAGAGCTACTTTTAACAGAAATTACAAATCAAAAGCAGGTGCAATGAGAGTAATTCGCAAGGCAATTAAAGAGAATAAATTTGAGTGTATTGTACTTAGAAAAGAGGTTGAAGATTTACGGAACGATGAACACTTTGATATTTCAGTGAGTATACCTATTAAAACATGGAATTTAGCATAGATTGGAGTGATGGAAATGAAAATTACACAGACAAGAGTAAAGCAATATAACAGTACATATAAAACAGTTATTTCAGTTGATGGGATTCCTGTGTGTATTACACGGAGCAACAAAAGAGCAAGCGACATTGTTTCTTATTTGTCTGGATATGAAGTTGAGATTAATGATGGAAAATTAAAAAAGCAGTTGGATAAGATTAGAGATATGAAATAGCAATTTCAAATGGAAAGGATGGTTGATTTTATGAAAACAGATAAATTAGAAAAATATCTTGATGAATTATCAGACGGAACAGATTTTGATTTTAGAATATCAGAAATAAAGAATGGTGAAGTTGAGTTATGCATGCAAGGAGATAACCCTTGCAATGAGGATTGGTGTACTGAAATTACAATTAAGAATCCAAAGACAAAGAAAGAATTAATAGAGACTTTACACGAAAAAATGTGGGAACTTTATGATGATTTTGATGTCGAGGAAGAAACATATCTTATGTTAGAAGCAAAGAGAAATGGGTTTCAAGGTGTTCCTGGTGTGGTTGATCTCGTACATAATGAGGAATACAAAGAGAACGCATTGAAAGAGTTTGCTGAGAAGTTAAGAGATTTATTATAGGAAGGAGTGCTTAATATGTTAGATTATACAAAAATTACATTTAATGAGTTAGACAACACAGACAAGCCATTACAGGCATTTTACAATTATGATTTAAAAGAAAGCGAAATTGATAGCTTTCTGGAAGAGTATGCAACTGTTGAAGAAGTTCCAGAAGGTGTATCTATTCAGAAAGTAGAACTATGCTTAACGATTTACGCACAGTATGATTTTAAATTAGAAGCTTGTTGTACAGATACAAATAACGAACAGTATTGGGTTGAAATCAATAAACAGTTTACAAATGCAGATGAATTTATTCAGATGATTCCAGATTATGGGAAGATAAAATTATAAAGAGGTGATGATTATGTTAGATATTACAAACTTATATGTTTACAGGATTGAAGAATTGGCTGTTGGAATTGTAAAGGCAGAGTCATATGAAGATGCAAGAGAAAAGGTGAAAGCAGCTTATTTGAAACACAACGATTGCTTTGATTCTGAAAGAGATTTTATTGAGTTAAAGGAAATTGCAGAGAATGATTCATGGTTTAGTGATAATCCTGATGTAGTTAAGATTGACGAATTGGTGTAGAAATGGAGTGATGATATATGCATGAATTTATAGTTAGATGGACAGCAAGTGGATATTGTGTAGACTTTTATTATATGGTTGTTACTGAATCATTGGATAAAGCAAAAGAATTATGGGATAAATATGTAAATATACATAAAGATATACAGTATTCGTGGAATAAAGCTGTTAAGGCAGTTGAAAATCATTATGGTGGATACATTACATGGAAAGATAACGGAGAAAGCAACAAGGCTGAAGGCTGTTACAAAATGAAAAATGTAAATACCTATGAGGGCAGCGATCATTTAAGAGATTAAGTAGTGGGGTGATGATAATGGAAATTGAAAATGTTGTAAACAATGGAGTGCAGATTCCAAATGAATGTACTTGTATCTGGTGTGGATCAAAAATGCGGCGTGGTGGTGCTAATAGGATGGGGGCAGGAGTTAATAGTTTTGCTTTATGGTGCAATAATTGCGGAGCTGTAGTTGTACATGCTTGTGGTTTTGGAAAGAAAATTACTGGTTATGAAGTAAAATGGGACGTGAAATAGGTAAGTAAACAAGAATTTTTTGAAGAATGGAGGAATAAAAATGAGAGATGGATATTTGAATTATAACGAATTTAGAAATCAGTTTTTTGATAAATTCGGAAATAGAAAAAACAATTATATTATAGAAAAATATTGCAAATCATCAAATGGATGGATATTGGAAGAGACCATAAAAACATATAATGGTTGTTATTATGTTGTAAATAACAAATGTTATTTTGAATGTAATAATTCTTTAATTCCACTTAACATGGATTTTGAATCAAAAGATTGTGGAGCTGTGTATAAAATTGTTGGTAAAGATATAACGAAATATAGAAAAATTATTGGCAATGAATATCTTTGTGTAAATGAATATCTTGGATTAAAACTTCACAGACAAGATTATTCAGATGGTACATGTTTCTATACTTTACAAGATAAATTTGGTGAATTTCGTGTAAATCATGGTAGTAAAAATTTAGAGAAATTAATAGATGTATTAGAAAGAGAAAATCAATTAGACGAGAAATATATCAAAAGTTTACCAACCATAAAAGAAACAATTACACAGAGAAATATTTTTATAATTGATATTAAAAAATTTTTATAAAAATGAAATGAGGATTTACAAGGAAAGGAAATATTATGAATAACGGAATTTATCATATAAAGGATAATAAAATTTACAAAATGTCACTAAATGAGCCTATGAGAAAAATTGGAACTGTAGCAAGTGATGAAGTAATTATGAGTATTATTGATACAGTCACAGAATATATGTACTGTAATTATGGTGATTGTTGCATGAAAGATGACATAACATGGGGTGAATTACAGAAAGTGCGTAATGAAATTAAAAGCAATGCAATGGAAATGATAAAAACAAATTTGGATTTAAAATTAACAACTTTATAAAACATGAAGCCAATTGATGAAGATTTTGAAATAGTAGATGATTTGTTAGAAGAATGTAAACAGGAATTAAATTAGATAGGAGTGATAAAATGGAATGTCCGATATGTAAAAATAAACTAGGCTTTAATTGTGGAACATGTATTGAGTGTGGATACAATTATCTGAATGGAAAGTTTGAACATATAAGAGTTTATGTTGATGATTTAAAAAATATTGTTCCGTTGGATATTTTAGAAGAATATAGAAGAACATAAAAAATTTAAGAAAAGATGAAACGGAAATTTACAGTGAAGAAAGGTAGAAAAGTTATGGATAGGAAAGAATATTTATTAAGACAGGTACTAAAGTTATTTAAGCAACAGAAAGAAAGCCATTATGTTTTAAATATTGAAGAGATGACTGTTATGTATGATGGAGCTGAATGCGATGGAAGTTGTCTTTGTGATGATATTATGGAAGAGTTAGGAATTGACAGCTTAGAAGATATTGAGGATGAGAAATTATAATAATTGAATAATTTAGAGAACATATAAGAGATTGAAAATATCCAGTCTCTTATTTTTTATGGAAAGGAATGGATAATTTACAGTGAAAGGTTGTGATTGTAATGAGAAATTTTAGAGTAAATGGAATAAAAATACGTATAGTGAATAGATATACGGCTGGAATGGAAATTAATTCATTCAATCAGAAGTATGATGTAATGATATTCAACACGGCTTATAATGCATGGACAAGATTATGTTCTTGTATGACTATTGCAGAAGGTAAGGAAATTGCTATAGAAAAAATAGAAACTATGCAGGAATTAGCAATAGTGATATAATAATACATAATAATAGAAAGGAGGAATTAAATATGCTTAATGAAGAACAGGCAAATAAAGCAGGATTATTGCATAAAATTCAATTTGCAGTGGAAACAGTAGATGTTTCTAAATTTTATGAAGCAATAATATTATATTCAATGGAATATAAATGTGAAGTTCCTACTGAGGCAGCAAAGCTTGTCGAAGCACAGGAAAGAAAAGTTTCGCAGGATGAGTTAAAACAGCTAATGCAAGAAATAGCAATACCTGTGATTAACAACATTAAAACAAATGGAGAATGGGAATAAACATTTTTCTTTTTAATAGATACATAGTGGAGAATAAAGAAGTGGATGACAATATGGTTATTCACTTCTTTATTTTTATCAAGAAAGGTTGTGATGAATATGTTTGATTACAAAGAATTTAAAAAGGAAATGTCTAAAAGAGGACATGAAGTACATAAGAGAGGTGATTATATTACGATTGAACCAAATAATAACTATAAAGGATATTCTAAAGGGTTTTTATATGCTTCAGATATCATTGAAGGATTTGAGTATGGATTAAGACTTGTTTATATGCATCATTTCAATACATGGATATACAGTGCAAGATTCAGGTTGGTATGATATAATTAATATAGTAACAGTGGAAAGGTAAAAACGGAGGTAAATATTATGATAGAGTTAATTAGTGTAATTATAGCTTGGATTGTTGTATTCACAATTCCAAACAGATTTTTAAGTAAGTCAGAAGCCAAGAAGAGAGAAGAAAGATATAAGAATATGTAAGGAGTGTGAAAGTATGTTAGGATTATTAATGTCTTTAGGATTATTTGGTGGAGCTGCTGCAAAGAACGCTTATGATAATGCAGCAATGAAGAAATATACAAGTTCTTATGACAGTAATGGAAATCATCATTATTGTGATAATAGCATGAGAGAATACATTAACGGAGAAAAAATTAGAAACGGTGGATATACTGACAATAAAGGAATCTATCACAGGACGGAAACAGGAGTAAACAGTGGAAAGGTATATACCGATTATGTGTGTCCATCTGAACAGTTGAAAGCTGATTACCAAGATAGGGAAATTCAATGGGCAAAGGATCACAATGTATTAATTGCGAATATTTATCAGCCTAGATTTAAAAGAGAGGTAGCAACAGAATTAAGTACAGGTAAAGTGATTGCTTGCATGATGGATTATAAGGTGAATGGTATAACTCATTACAGAAAATTCTATGTTAAACCTGATGCAAAAGAATATGAATACAATGTAACGGCGAAGGGAGATATGGGGATAGAGATTACGAAAGATGAATATTATTCAATGTTCACAGCACCGCCAACTTATTCTTGTCTTCCAAGCGATTATGATGTTGTACATGCATTATATGGAGATAGATAATGAATAAACAGAGAAGAGAAAAGATAAGGCAAGTCAAAATTCAAATTGATTTGATTAAAACCGATTTGAAGAAAGTTTCAAGTGAGTTATCTTCTATATTAAGTGAAGAACAGGACGCATTTGATAACATGCCAGAAGGATTACAGGGTAGTTTAAGAGGAATGTATTCTGAAGATGCAATTGACAATATGGAAGAGGCAAGCGATAAGCTGGATGAAGTGATTGAGTTATTGAGTGAAATAATATAAAAAGAGGCGAGGTATTTAAAACCTCGCCATGTAATTTGTATAAAACTTTTAACAAATCACTTCAATCTACAATAGTAGAAATTAATTAAAATATAATATAGTAATAAGAAAATGTCAAGTACAGGAG